TCAATTGTGGCCTGGCACTGCTGGCCAGTCTACTTTTTCCTTTATACCTGCATTCAGCCTGTATACTTCAGCTAAATATTTTTTCCAGGCAATGAGTTTCTGTTTTTCTTCTTCATTTAGTCCATAAATTTCCTGCACTACTGTCAGCATGCGTATTTCTGTATCCGCCCTTTCCAGTAACGCATTCTTTATCGACTCGTTTTCCTCGATGGTTGGGCCTTCCTGGTCAGGTATATCAATCCAGGCTGGCAGGCCATCTTCTCCAGGCCCCCGCTGTTTACCTTGCGGCGGTTCGCCTATAAATCTCATCCATATATCATCCGGCACCGGAAGAATATCATTCTGCCACGCACCACTTTCCCTGTATGCCTCCTCTTCATCAAGCAAGAAAAATGCATTCATTTTTGCGCTATAGCCAATATTCATGATTAAAATCCTACAGCTATCCAGTAGAAATTAGGCTCACCTGTTCCTGCGCGCAGTTCAAATTTGTATCGGTTAACGTCATGAACATGAGAGTTATACGTGCTCTTACCATTATGTCCAGATTGCGTTATCAGCACGATAAAACACATGTTAGGGAAAGCAATATTATATATAACAGGTTGATCATCTGGGCGTTTAATATATCCGCCCTGAATAATGAGCCTGCTGACCGGATCTTTCCAGACGAAAGAAGACAATTGTTTATCTACGAATCCTGCTGAACGTTTAATTAACCATTTTTGTAAACTTCCATTCCACAATTTTCCAAGAACGTCACCTTCTGGCGTGACTTTCGCTTCCCCAATACTGAGTTCCCTGTCCGTACTCAGTAAACCTTCAACCGATAATGGCCCTTTTACTTCGCCACCGCTGACAGGGATGTAGCGTCGGTTCAGCTCATCCCAGTCAGTTCTCTGCTGGTTATTACACAGGATCCACGCATTCAGGGTCGCATTCCACTCAACTTCATTTTGCTGGCAGATGCTGAGGTTGCCCTCAGTAAGTTCTCTGGAGACCTCGTCAAAAACCGGACAGGCCGGAAAATCCCCTACGCGAAGTTTACATGCTCCCCTGTTCGTTGCTGGTGTGCGGAAGAACAGACGCATCCCATCTGTGAGTTTTGTGACTGGCGGCTGACAGACCAGATGGTAGGTATCCCCCTCACGATTCACTTTGCCACGGTTCATACACCCCTGCTGAACAGCAGTGATGATGCCGTCCTCAGGAAGAAAAGGCGCGTGCTCAGCTATGCTTACCGCTGAAGCCTCAATAAATAAATCCCCGTTATTTACGGTAATTATCCATGCTGCTGTATAACCAGGATCCGGTGTTGGGGACTTCTGGTTACCCGTTCTGGCGGCAATACCCGCTTTTAATGCAAGCTGGCATTTACCGGCTCTTACCGTGCATTGTGCAGAGCCGCTGTTAGCCGGCCCGCTAAAGGCAATCGCCGGGTCAGCCGCATTGTAATAAGGCAGCACAGTGGGACCCGTATCAGTCTCTGCGTAAGTTACCTGGATCAGATAGTTGATGCTATGTCCCTGTAATGCGGGTGCCTCGAGTCTGAAAAGGCACGCAGACGTATTCAGACCCTGCTTCAGAATGGTATTTCTGTTATCAGCAGCCAGTGATGAATAAGCCGTATCATCAACATGCTGCAGCGTATAAATCTGCCCTTCCCCGACCTCCACACTCATTGATGCAGGTGCAGTCGGCTTACATGCCAGCCCGTGAAGCCAGGTGCTTTCGCCCATAATGGCTGATGCCAGTTTTGCCATTCCTGTCATGGCAAACTTATTAGTGTTAAGCAGGTCGGTTTCGAGCGGAATGGCGCCCGGATAAACAATCTGTCGATCCATAGTGTTATCCATATAAAAAGGCCATCCTCAGGATGGCCATCGTGTGACTGTTAACGGAGAAAATGAGATTAATGAATTCTTACCCAGATGAGGGTGCCTTCCTGTTTAACGGCCGCTATGGCTGCGTAAATCTGCGCATCCGTAATGCAGCCAGTGATCATCTGCCTGGAAACATACTGGGCACGCGAAGGATTACTGTACCCGGCCGTTGATGTCCCGTACCCCGCCACCCAGGGAATGCCCTGACCGCGCGGCCGGCCGACGCTTACAAATGCCTGGTAAGGCAGACAGCGGGATCCATATCCACCTGCCGTCCCATAGCCGATGGCTGGACCACCGTATGCGCCCGTATCTGCAGGGCGCGACGGCTCAAACACAACAGGCTTATTCCCGGTCAGCATCTCAAGAATGTCGATGACCGCCTGTCGCGTACCCCGCTCTCGAAGCAGATTCGTTTTTATCCGGATCCGGAAGCGGTCATCATCCATACCATCAGGTCTGCTGAGGCTATTGCCAAAGAAGTCACAGGCTGTGATGTCCAGCCAGCCATCAGTGGCGGTGGAGAGGCGTGTCTGCTGACGGGCGTAGCGATAAAGGGTGTAACACCAGGCTAACGATGAGGCACAGGCAGACAGCGTCCCTTCAAGAATCGGGCTGTTATCATTAAACCAGCCGGACGGAAGCAGTGCATGAAGCCGGTTAAGAAAGTCATTCTTATCACCTTTAGCCATTCAGCTCACCGTAATCTGACCTTTGCGAATAACCTGTTTTGGCGAGGCCGCGAGATCGGCTTTTCCGCCATTAAGGGTAAGGAATGTCACGTTCGAGACCAATGGACTGGCCGCATAGGCCGCTCTGATGATGCGGGTGTAGGCTACTAGCTGGCCAGGCTTAAGGCTGGCAATGTAATGTGTTATCGCCTCCTCAACCAGCGTGGCTACACCTGTGTGGTCTGCCTGATTATCAGTCGTAAATGAAAGCACGACACTGGCGTAGATAACTTCCGGCGCAAAGACCCCAAAGGTAATAGTGAAGCCGCGCACAGCATCAATTGCCCTGTAGGCACGATCAAGGAGTTCGCGTGGCGGCATGCCGCTGCCATCATCAATTACCGCATAAAAATAGCCCGGCTGCGGCGCACCGTCCCAGGCGACATTCTCGCTCAGAGTGAAGCTGACGCCATGCTGAATAGTGCTGAGCGCAAACGTAATTGCCGCTTTGGTTGCTCTGGATAATGACGAGATCCACAATCTGAATCGTGCGCGGAATTCGTCATCGGACTCAGCATCCTTTCCTCCGGTAAAAGCTTCCGGATTGGTGACCTGATCGACATATAACACTGAACCTGTGATGACGGTGATGGTACCTGGCTGAGCATTACCCGCAGCGCCTGCGGTGTCTGCCCGTACCGGTACATCCAGAGAGATAACGCCGGCCGCGATGATATAACCCGACCGCCCGGGCTGGTCTGCAATAACAGTGTAGGTCTGGCTGCCATCGAGGGTGGTTATCTTTGTCCCTACCGGGATAAGGGCCTGGCAGGTTGGCGTGAGACGGGAGAACGTCACGTTGCCCGTGGCCTGCACGGCGGAGCGGCGAAAAAACCCAAAATCCGCCATCCAGCTATCCAGATCGTCACCTGAGCAGGTGGCCGCGCGCGTCGTCACCAGAAGCTTCACGATCAACTGCTGGATCCACATTGCCACACCGGCATTGGATTCAGCCAGCGAACGCAGAATGCTGCCGATGGAGAAGTCCAGCAGTTTTGTCGCCCGCGCCTGTATAGCAGTGACCTGTTCGCTGACGAGTTCAGAGAAAGATTTAACGTTGAGCGATGACATCTGCTTACCTTGTGAGGTCAAAGTTGAGCGTTTCGGGCATGCCTGTCAGGGCATCGCTGTAAGCAATCGACACGCTGACGCCCCCTTCAATCAGGGTCAGGTTCACAACTGGCGGTGGATGGGGGGCTACAGCGTCTACAAGCAACATCTGGCCACTGATGAGTGATTTCCATTCCCCCGATCTGACTGCCTCGCCAATTTTCTTCCCCAGCCCGGCACCGTATTCCGGATGAAACAGGTAGTCGCCAGGGTTGGTCAGCAGCCGTCGCAGAATGCGTTGTTTCGTGCGGTCGCTGCCTGATGCCGTGCGTAAATCGCCAGTAGAAGAGGAGTTGAGGTCTCCGCCTGCGAAGTGATAGAGGTCGTGCATAGATTAATCCTGCAGAAGAGTTTTGATTTGCTGTTTCGGCGGGGCAGTGAAATTGCCCTGACCTTTTTCGAGATGGGTGTGACCGCCATAAACGGTACGGATACGATCTACAGGGCCATAACGGCCATTGTGGTCGCTGATGTTTTTCCCCACTGTCAGGTTCTTATCTATCAGCACGTCGCCGCCGGTAAAATGATGTGCCGGTGCGTCATAAGTGAGTTTTCCCTTCGCAGACAGGAGGACTTCCCCGCTGTTGAGAAACTTCAGCAGCGAACCGCTCTGATGCACCAGCCAGAATTCACCAGAGGGTGGCCCCGGACAGCGGTCAGCGTCGTTGTAAAACTGCCCTTCCGCCATCCCCACGCCCCTCAGGCCGGAATCAAATCCCACTTCCGCCACAGCGCCGATCATCGGACCTGCAGCAAATCCCCAGCCGTTACCCGCCCAGGGCGTACTGAGGGGGATCCAGCCGGTTTCCTCACCCGTCGGCTGTAGCTGGACTTTTACCGCATAACTGTCCGGATCGTAGGCGGTGATGATGCCCTGACGTGTGCCGTTTTTGTCAGCCATGTTCTGAAGCGTCGTCCCAGCCACGACATTGAGCAGCACCCTCATCGTTCAGGCTCCAGAGCAGGACTGTGATTTTTACCGGAAATCTGCATTCTGTAGCCCGTCTCCCAGCTCAGGGTTCGCCGCACGCTCTCGCAGTAATAAATCTGGTCAAAAGGACTCTGGGTGCCCTCAATGCGGATCAGCGTATCCGGCATGAGCAGGTTGTCGCCAGCCACTGAACCGCTGAATGCCATCTCATGCTTAACGATCTGCCGGTATAATGACCTGGCCAGCGCGCGGGCAGCATCGGGTGTGAGTCCGTTACGCATCACCCGATAAACCTGTATGTCCGCAGTGGCTTTACCCGGTTCAGGCCCCCTGGACTGGGCTGGATAAGTGGCGGTAAATTGTCTGTTTTTCAGCTTTGCATTCCAGCTCAGCACTTCAACCGTCACCCCTTTAGATATCGTTAATGCACGTGAAAATGTCAGGTCATCGGAGACATTGCACCGGGGATACGCCTGCTCACCAGGGGGTTGCCAGCGGATAACATAATTATCCTCACCAGCATGAGCGCCTTTAGGTTCGAAATGCAGGCTGTCACCCTTCACACAGACCAAAAAGTTTTCGATAGCTGCCAGGCTGGTGATCAGGTCCCATTCAGTCTGCTCACCTGTAAGATGCGCGGTATCAATCTGGTAGTATTCGCCGACACGCTGTGTTGTTGCAGTGACAACTGGCGTTAGCCCGTGACGCTGCGCCAGTGCAGTGGCTATCTGGGAGCTGGTGAGGTTTTTAAAGCTTTCACCGGTTGTCTTTGCATCAATCAGTTTTGCGGTAAAGTCGCGCCCTTCTGCTGAAATCTCAAATCGTGCCGGTTCGTAATGCCAGGTATCGATGTTTCCTGTGATGTGCTTTTTTTCGTTAACACCCGCCTGGGTGATGACTGAAATGAACAGCTCAGCTCTGATGGTAGTCTGTACCGTCCACCAGTTCAGCAGCCTCATGGCCGGAGGCATGGCAGAGATAGCCAGCGTAAGCTCGAACGTCCCCGCGCCGCGGTACGTATTATTCTCAATGCTGAACGATACAAAAGGCACCTCTGTGCCGTTTAAAAGACAACGCCCGCTAACATGGCGGGCGCTTGATGCCGTTACGGGATTATTGACGTCCATCGCTAACTCGCCGGGCTGGTGGGTATTTTCAGGATATGAATCCCGCTCAGTTGCGGATCGGAAAGGTCATTGGCATCGGCGATGCTGGTCCATAGCGATACGTCTCCATACTGCTCTGACGCCACCTGATACAGATTGCCCCCTGACAGCGTTACCGCTTTCAGGCCACCGGCGGCCTGCCCTGAATTCACGTTTTTGTTCAGTCTGCCCAGCACGTCCTGAAGGCGATACAGGGCCGGAATGCGGGTTGCATGGTCTGACTGAGTGAGCAGATTACTGACGGTTTTTGAGATGGGGTTACCCGGTACCAGCCCGCCCAGCGTCGTGATATCAGCGGCTGCGGCTTCCAGCAGTGCGAGCTCATGCTGAATGATGTTGCGGGCAGCAATTATGGGCCTGACAACGGCCTGAATCTGCACGACGGTAGCATGCGCAAAATCTGTTACCTGTCTGACAGCCTGATGCAGATTTCTGACGGCCTGCGTGACGGCATCAACGTTGATGATTTTTGCAAGGCCCAGCGCACGGCCCAGGTCACTGTCAATCAGTGCCCGCAGTGCGCCGGTCAGGGCATCCACTTTTTCCGGCGAACCCTCATTACAGACAACCGCCACTTCAATGGAATAAGGGCGACGCCAGATATACTCGTAGACCGGAGTAAACGCCGTGATCACAACAGTGAAGCGGTAATCGTCCAGCGTCAGCACCATCGGCTGCCCGGCATCCCGCATTCGCTCAAGGGCACTGACCCGCTCACCCGCCTGCAGGCCCGTTATTATGCCAGACCAGGCTAATGGCTCGTATTCCGTGCCCAGCACGTCGATAACACGCTGGCCACCAATCAGCTGGTGCTGTACTGTTTTTTGCCTGCCTCGAATGGACACCTGTTCAGGCACTTCGAATTCCATAAACTCGAAGTCGCCCAGCATCAGGCGGGTGACTGTCGGATCGATACCCTGTGCAAATTGCGACAGGGAATTCAAAAATGACATGCTGCGTTTACCTGATTCAGGAGGAGACTGACTATGAGAGAAGGAAGGACCCCGCGGGTATCAGCCCTGCGCTCTGACTGTGACGGGCCGGCAGGCGGGCGGGCGGGCGGGCGGGCAGATAATCCTCTACCCGGACATCGGATTGAGGGCAAAAAGATGTGCTTCATGCGGAATTTATCCGGTCCTGAAGGTCTTCTTTTTCGTTACAGCTAAACGTTTCCCGTCTTTTGTCTCGGCCAGTGCCGCTTTAACGGCCTCTTCCAGCGCGTCATAAGTCACTGCACCCAGTAATACTTTGTCTCCGATGAGGGTTGCTGGTGTACCCGGCAGATGCATAACTTTTAAAAATTCTTTGTTCACATCGATGATGTGCTGTGTGTCTGGCCTGAACGTGCTCAGTTTCATTCCGGCAGCACTGTAAGCCGAATAGATACGCACATCGTCAGCTATCCCCCTATAGGACATCAGCGCATGATGAAACAAGTGGAATTTGTCTGGCTGCTCAATCCACACTGATAGGGCTCTGCGGGTAACAGCGGTTGATGACGCCGGACCCCAGGAAAGCAGTTTATAGGTGACCGCGATCCGTGGATAAGCGCTGAGCAGCTTCTCCAGATGTCTGTCGACCTGCTTGCAGTCTGTGCAATCGTAGTTGGTAAAACTGACCACAATCAGATCGGGGTCCTCTGCACCCACCCTTGGCGACAAAGGATCGTTCAGCAATTTATTGTGAATCAGGACGTCTGTCTGCGGCGAACGGTGAGCTGTTCCGGCAGGCAGATTTGCTTCGGGCAACTCATTGCGAGCAGCCTGGGAAGCCGATGCCGCAGCGATGCCCGTGAACATCAGCAGTAAAATGGTTTTATTGAGCATAAACTTTCTCCACGGCTACCTTAATCAGACCCAGGCTGACGACAGTCAGTGTGACAGCCGTTAATTCACAATCAGTTGATCAATCATGGGCAAAGTGAGGTTCAGAATTCTGTAAACCGGAGGGCCATGAGGTCATGTTTCAGTAACAGGCGCACAGACATTGCAGTCCGTGTGAATATGACTTGTGTAAAACTGCCGCTAAGGTAGTGAGAGGTTGCCTGCCTGACCGGGATAAACCATCAGCAATGACGGGTCAAAAGCGCTGGTGGAGGCGGGTGCTCTGGCTGCCTGCTTACTGATGCCACTCATAACGGTGGCCACCAGCACCTGCCGGCCTTCATGTGTCATCAAAAGATTGACGGGCTGTGCGGCATGGCTTTGGCCCAGTGGCGGTATCGGCGGATAGCGGCCGGTTTTGCGATAAGCCTGCTCCCGCACCTGCTGCCTGTCGAAATCTGACTGCGCCGGCATCCAGGGCTTATAGGCAACTCCGTTGTCACGCGCGTTCTGACGGGCCAGTCGGTCACGCTCTGCCATTTCCCGGCTGTGCGATACTGTGCTTTCCGGAAACAGGGCTGCCAGCGTCACGGCTGAGATAAGTCCTGGCAGACCGGTAAGCGCAGCAGTGAGCCCGGTCAGACCCGTTATGGCGCTTCGGCCAATCAGCAGGTCAATACCCCAGCCTGCCAGCTTAAGCGGCGTCAGCAATGCGCCCGCAGCATGTTTAATGACCCAGAATCCCCCGCTGATGCCAGCAAGGCTGGTTACGGCCAGCGCAGTCTGCCCCGCAAACTTCGCCATTTCCGGATGCCGGTGTGCAATGCCTGCTATCTGCTGAAGAGAATGCGTTAGCGTATCCAGTCCCTGCGTAAACGTGTCCAGCAGGCCACCATCCCTGCCCATCACCAGCTGCAGGTTCTGCCATTTCTTATGGAAGTCGATTTTCTTGCCGTTATAGGTGCTGCCAACCGCGCCATAGGCGTCATCAAGCCCGCGCGCGTTGCCATAGGCGTCGATACGGTGATGGATGGTCTCGAGCTGTTTGTCGATGAGGTTGAACATCTTGCCGCCGGTCCGACCGAATATCAGGGCATTTTCACGCTGCTTCTGCTCATCCGTGTAATGGTGTCTGCGGTAGAGTGGCAGGATGACGTTTTCATAGTATTCAACCGGCGACTGGCTGAAGAGTTGGGCGTTAATAAGAGGATTGCCCCGGAAACGCTTCACGCCCCCCAGGCTGTTCAGCTCTATCTTGCTGGCATCCCATATGCCCATCGTCATCAGGTCGTGCGCGACCTGATTCGGCAGTTTGATAATGCCGTTTAACCGGTTGTAAGCGGTCATCAGTGCATCACCCGCTGAACTGCCCTTCAGCTCACCGATTATGGGTTCCAGCTCTGCAAACAGCGCTTTATTGCTCAGACCGAACGCAGCGGTACCGGCTTTGGCCATGAACTGACGGTACTGCGTGAAATCGACGTTGCCGCCTGAAGACTGAATGGCCCGGAAGGCAGCATCCATGAGTTCATTAAACCGCTCAGGGCTTTTCAGCCCGCCCGCGGTCTCGGTGAAGCGCAGCATATCCATCTGCTTCGCCACCGTGGTTTCGCGCTGGTGCTCATCCAGTCCGCGGGAGGCGAAGGTAATACGCGCAAGCACAGGTGCAGCCAGTTTCGCCGCGCGCAGTTGCTCTTCAACGGACTTCTTGCCGGATTCGCTGAATACGCCCTGCGCCTCCACCAGATATTTCAGCATGTCAGTGGCCGAGGAGCCCCGGACCCGCGTGGTTTCGGCGAAACGCTGTGCCCCCTCTGTTGCCGCCCGACTCATGCCAAACTGTCTGAACTTCTCGGTCATGGTCTGGTAGCGGGCCGCCTCATCAACAAAGCCCTTCAGCATCCTGAAACCAAGATACCCGGTGGCCAGATTGGTCATGCCGTCTGAATATGAGCCTCCGCCGGGAGGGTGTCCATTACCGCCGCCATGTCCTGCACCGCCACCGCCCCAGCCACTAGGAGGCACGCCGTTATGCCAGCCATGCCACCAGCCACCCTGTCCTGAAGGCGGAGGCAGTGCGAGTCTCCCGCCAGGATTGCCGTATCCGCCGCTGCCACCTGCAGCAGCGCCAGCAGCCAGCACAGGCAGCGTTAATGCCGCACCGTAACTGCCCGCCAGTAGCGGAACATTACGGGAGGTCCGATTGATGCGCTGTGTCTGGTCAGCAATCTCGCGGATTGCACCGGCATACTCTCGGGCACTGCGGGATGCGCCGGAAAACTCATTATTCAGGGAGCGATTGAGTGCTCGCAGCGCAGATGTCGCCTCACGGGCCGCACGGGTCAGTGCTTTGATGTTCCTGGTGATGGTGACGAACTTCTTATTAAGCTCAATCGCATCACGGCTCACCTGCAGCAGATTGCGCGTAATCTGGTCATCCAGCGCCAGCCGCACGGCTACACGGTAAGCCTGAATATCCATAGGAACCTCAATTTACGGGTATAAAAAAACCCTGCTGAAGCAGGGTTTTTTTCAAAAAAGGGCGTCAGTGCCATGATGCAATCTATAAGAAAAAATGTAGATTCCGAAAATCCTGCCATTTAATTTGCACACTACGGACTTTTATCGTCGTTTTTCTTCTTTGGCATAACCGAGATAGCTGCCTCTTTAGACCTCTCTTGCAAAGAAGCATGCCTCTTTAACATGTCAGGCCCAATTAAACTGTAAAGCACAGTTATCAATTGCCAGAATGTTAACATAAGAAGTACTGCGTACGATATTGAACGAAAGAATTCCTTATTCTGAGTAACTATATCGAATTGTTTAAAGATCGGAGCTAAAACTCCAATGATAAGCACTGATGAAAGTATAGCCGTTGAATGAACAATCGGTGTAAAAAGTCTCATGACGCCATTGCTAGTATCAGAAACAGCACCACCATGAAATGACTTTTTAAGCCTTTCCGGATAAATTATGGCAAACCAAGCACCAACTACAGCAAAAATTATTGAAGCAGTTGTCCTTAAAGCCTCGTATAGAGGCCATTGATTAGCAAACGGCACGTTTTTACCATAGCAAAATGATAGCCACGCTATAAGAGCTACAAAAACAACACCGCTAACTATTCTCATCTTATAACCCGGCCTCTTTTAACAACCTGCGCCGTTTGCGAACTAGCTCTTTAAGCAAGGAGTCGGGATCTATAAATTCTTCATCATTTCTCGTGATGTCGAATTGGAAGTCAGAAACCCTTGCTAATGAACGGCTTAACCAATAAACCTTAGAGCTTCCTTTTAAAGTGAAACCATAGTCACAACCATCATTACTGCTGTTTTTGTTCCAATCGGCAATCATAGCATCAACATCTTTTGTGCTAACGTCTGGAGAAATTTCATAACGAATTTTTGTGGAAACCCCAGAAGTTTGCTTTTTGGACACTTTTGTAAATCTTAATAGTTTTTGCCAGAACTCAACATGATCTTTTTTGGCAACATCTAGCTCAATGACTTTTTCAATCTTTGAGATATTATCGACGTTTTGTTTTATTATGTCGTGCTTACCTGGGTTTTTAATGATTCCAACCTCAAAGTATGGATAATGTTTTTTCTCTGTAACATCTATACCATATGGAGTTGATGCATACCCTTTGATAACAACCTCATGAGAGCCATGCTCCGTCTCAGTAAGCTCGGAAACAACGTATGAACATGATTGTTTCAGAAAGCTCTTCAAATAAAGCTGCATACTTTTTTGGCCTGTTAACGCATGCTTTAATTTGATTGTAGAAACAAGGTTCAAAGACGGTATAAACCAGAAATAAGTGGCGAATCCAGGAATGCTGCCTTTTTCAATGGCATTAAGAATAGCCTTAGCTTGACCACCAAATTTAGTATCTTCACTTACGGATGGAACCTTTCCATCTGCTGATGGCACTTCATTCCAAAGAATCACTAAAAAATTATCACCGTCCTGCCTAGCATCAATCAAATACGCGGGCAACACCTCGTCATTCCCAGTAAAGTTCTTAGTTTGCTTAAGTGTCTTGTCTGTGGCCCAGTTAACCAAGTCAGAAAGCATGGTTTGAGCGTCCCCAAAGGCAACATCGTTCCCACCATATCTATAGAAGCCGCATTTATGAATCTTATAGAATGTAACAGTTGCAAATTCCGTAATCATAGACCTCAACCTTGAGCAATTGGAAAAGGTCTAATCTATTATTAAAAAGACTTATATGTTAGCTGTGTATTTGATCAGCACCGATAGCTGTATAAATACACAGCATTGGTATTTTAAGCAAGCTTTAATTAACGCTAAACAATGATTTTACCGTTCTTATTGGATAATCATTATTAAGACCCTAGTCCATCCTTGATTTCTATGCAGATCATATCATTTAGCCTCTGTATTTTTTTAGCATATGCAGGTCCAATGAAAGGCCGCGGCGGAATGTTACTTGTTCCGACCTCCTGCCATAATCCGATTTCACTTTTTGTCCCGACGATAGCTGCGAGTCCTATGACTTCACTCTCTATTGAGTCTCGGAGTTCGCCCGAACGAAGCAGCGGATCGTCTTCGGTGTACCCCTTGCGGACACGGTCGGCTTTGGTGGATTCTGCCAGTGGCACCCATGCATCAAAGGGCCCGTAAGCGGGCTGGTACACACCGATTTCTTCCTTCGCTGTTTCCTCAATCTCTTTCACGATGACGCGGAAACCTGCCTCCAGTCCGGTGGCGATACTGGCTGATGCAGATGACATCTCTCGCGCAAACTGTTCAAGGTCCATCACTTACCCTCCTCCCACCTGCGTGTGTGCCAGTTGTAAGTACCTCCCTCGAGCTCGCCAATGACAACACCCATGGCAATACGCTCATGGGGCATCAGCTCTGTCAGGTTGGGAAAAATCACGCTGAACGGAACCCCGGCTTTCATCAGCCAGCACTGGTTTATAAAACCGGAGTTCTGCGCTAGTTTTTTGCGGCGGTCTCCGTGGCCTCATCTTCCTCGTCTTTCGATTTAGCACGCAGGCAAACACTGACTGCCCTGAGTCCGCTTTTGCCCAGGATGGCGAGCATGCTTTCAATCTGCTTCGGGTTCTGCGGCAGCGGGTATTCTTCACCGTCAATGTCAGCCACGGCCGCGGCCGGAAAGGCATACATGTTCATGTACATCACGTTGATGGCCATTTCCGGGCCCACCGCAACCGTCAGACGGGATTCCTGCACCGGGTCCAGTTCACGCAGGGTGATGACGCGCCCGCTGGCATCCCATACCTGATTTGATTTTACTGGCGATTCCGCCACCACGGGCGGCGTCTCATGCACTCTGACCTGCACCATTGTTTATTCCTCAGTTCACTTTTTTACGGCGGTTCGCCGTCCATGAAAGGGTCTGGTTCACTGTCTTCTCACCCTGCTTGTTGCCGGCATCGGTAAGGTGAAACGACACCCCCTCGTAGCGGTACACACTGACTGTCCCATTGGCTTCGGTGATAGTTTCCGTGATGGTGCCGCGGGGTTGATCGATGCCGTTGTAATAGTTGTCTTCCCATTTCGCCCAGAAATCATCGAGCGTGGCATCCATTCGCTCTGCAGCGATGGTGCCGTTCCAGCCGACGGGGATCTGCAGCTCGTCAGTAATGCCATTGAGCGGCGTGATTTTATGGGTCGAGACCTGCGGCTTTGAGTCAAAGCTCATGATTTTGGGAATGCGCAGTTTTCCCGTGGGCGTATTGATATCGACTGCAATATCACGCCCGACCGTATAGCCAAGGGTTGGCATGGTTTATCTCCGGAGTAATGAATGAGACAGTGTTCAGCGCGCTAAGCTGTCTGAGACGGAGATGGATACGCTGCCGCCCCCTTCCAGATTCACCAGGAAATAGCGAACCACGTTCAGGTATTTCACCTGCACATCGGCTGTCATATAGCCCAGTGCCACGCGCGCATCCGGGTTATTGGCTGCATCAAGGCGCACCGCAAAGGCTGGCCCCCCATTCGGGTCGCCAATCATCTTCAGCGTCTCCAGATTCGACAGGAAAGACTCCAGGGTGCTTTTGGTTTCCCGGCGCAGGTCTGTGGTCTGATTGTCACCCACCACGCTGCCGAAGCTTGCCGCAATCGTCAGCGACAGGAAGTTGGTCATGCGGGTATATGTGTCATCGTTCTGAGTCGGATTTGATGACGTGTTACGGCCCGAACGCATGCCGAAGTAACTGCCGCCCGGACAGGGATTGGTGATGACGTCCAGTCGTGCTGAGTTGATGGCCCCGATTTCCGGCACGGAGTAAGGACGCCCCGCCAGCTGGCGCTCGGTGGCGATGATGCCAGGGATGCGTTTATTCAGGGTGGAGATATGGGGTGAGCGGGCAGCAATATTCGCCGCTTCGAACGTTGCAGGCGCAATAATCCGGTTGATACCGTTTGCGGTATCCTTCCAGTATGGCCAGTCACCCACAATCAGCTTGAAATGCCAGTCGTCCACACCAGAGCTGTTGAGTGCTTGGGACACCGCCTTACATCCGGCAGAGGCCTGGCCCTGGGCGATGGCATAGGCACCTTCGGAGCGCGCAAACGCCGCCATGGCGGGCCAGCACGACTTACCCGTGACATCAATCAGATTGATGACCTGTGAATTGGTGCCACGCAGGGCATACATGCCTTTTCGGGCCGAATCAATGCCGTCAGTCCCGAGAAGAATGTCATCAGTGATACCGGTTGCGCCGTCGGTGCCGCCATTTAG